CTGCTTTATATTATGCCGGATAATTCTGTGCTACTGTCATAGTATGCCCGGACTGCAGGAAAATTTGTTTCGATGTATTATAGAGGATATTGAACAGAAGGAAACCGCTGGAACCTGCTCTTACATAAATCGGGAAAAATCCATCACCGCGCCCGCAGTTGTTAAGAACGTTACCCGTACAAATGACAGGCGCGTTCATAATATCAATGCCGTTCTCCATGCAGTTTTCAATGATATTATCCTTGATCATGCACTTGCAGCCAACTCCAATGGTAATACCCTTACCGCTCTGATCTCTCATAATAATATGATTGTTTGCAATCACATTTTGAAATACCGTCGGATTCAGCGTATCAGCTTCTATAACGATAGCGCGGTCTTTGGTGCTGGCTGCAAACAGATCAATCAGATTGTCTGTGATATTCACGTTGCCGCCATAACCGAAGAAGAACGCCGATGAAATATCAGCAAAGTTAGAATTGATATTTACATTTCGCCATGTTCTGCCGTTATTGATGTTATTACGAACACATAAATAACAGCCATGGAACCGGCAGTTTGTAATATTAATCCCTCTGTTGTCCGTGTCAAGCTGCGTATTTTCCAGCAGTACGCCGGTATAGCAGCTGGAAAGCGTGACGCCGTTTAAAAGAAGGTTTCTTCCTTTTACAGTTACACCGGTATTTGCATATAGGAAATGACAGTTAACAAGCTCTGTATCCGCGTTTCCCTGCAGCTCTGTGCTATCCGCATCAATTGCCAGCAGTGTAACCGTGGTGGAATCTGTAGCCGCGTAGCGCCGCCTTAATGAAACATTGTTCATTCCAAGACCGCCAGCGCGAACAGTTAAAAGCGTGCCGCTGTCAATACTTGTGATAATCGATGGCCAGTATTCCGTACTTGCACCGGCGCCTGTAATACGTACCTGGTTCTGTGTAAGTAAAAGCGGAGCATCGCAGCGGTATTTCGGCTTTGTGAGGTATACAATATCACCCTCCTGGAGCGCGTCAAGCATCGCCTGGAACGCTGCCGAATCGTCAACAATATCATCACCCACCGCGCCGAAGTCCTCCGGCTCGATCCAAAACTTGTTTTTTCTTATTGTTTCCTGCAGTTCGGCAATATCTACATTCAGAGCGGCTGTAATGTTGGAAATATAAGTATATACATCAATTGGCGTAATATTAAAACCTTCAACAAGATTATCACCCGCCGCAATCGCCCTGGATGTTACATAGAGTTTGTCATATACCCACAGCAGAACATTTTCACCATACGCAGCAGATGCCGTGGAAGAGCTTTCAACCGTTCCGGTGATAACATCCATCACCGAAATAATTTTCTCCTCGATTGTAAGCGCCTTGATGTTTCCATTCAGAACGAACGGATTACCGGCAGCAATGGTCTGTGTCACCCTGTACAGGGTATCTTTCCACCATACAAGATCGCCTGTCGTATATGCCGCATGACTTTCCTGTGCAGTTTCTACCCCCGCCGCAATATTCTTTTCAATGTTCCGAAGTCCTGCATCATAATTATAAACAGATGCCCAGTATTCTGTTCTGTTGATAGCTACACCGGCAGGAACAGGCGCCACCGAAAGATATACGTTGCCAGTCGCAGGATCTACCACCATAGTATTCTTTTCATACTGTTTTGTAATGTCCCACTGAAATGGATCTGCATACTTGATGGTATTAAGTGCAACAAAGTTTGTAAGTGTTTCCTGAACCTGTTTAACATGTTTGATCAGCCAGCCGAGATCATTATCATATGTTCTAGTATTAGGAAATTCAAAATACGGCATATTTACCCCCTTACCATATTGAAAGCATGAGATCCTTTGCAAACTTATCGGCAATGAAAGTGTATGCATTGAATCCGTTTAACAGTTCTACTTCCTGCAGAAACATCTGCTGCGAGCTTACGACACCTATATTACCATGAATATAGTTTGTCGCAGTCTCCGCTTCATTTCCCGTTTCCGTTCCTGATGTGCTGCCGCCTGTTTCTGTTTCTGTCCGTCCATCATGCACCGTCTTATCGGCAGGTGTATATTCGGATGTATTGAAAGCGGCAACAGTCCGTTCAGTCTCTTCATTTGTTATAACAGATCCGTCTTCTGAATAATTCTGACTTCTGTTTCTAGAATCATTTTTCGAGCGGCTTAAACTTTCGTGTCTGTCGTAATTTTCAAGTGGTGAATAGGAAGTTTTGATAAGATTTATCAGTCGTTCAATGTTCCAGCGATGCGAACGAAACCAAACTGTGATTACCTGTTTCATTACTTCCGGTTCTGAATACACAGGCTCTAACAGTCCGCATTTCTCTACAATGACCGATTTCAAAAGTTCGACATCAAGATCCGCCGTCGGTACTGTCACCCCGTCCAGGATTGACGGAAGATAATCTATCTGATTCTGAAGATTCAACTGACTGCACCCCCTCTCTTACTTTAATGGAAAGATTAAGGTTAAACATGTTATTCGCTTCAAAAATACCATTTTCAATATTTTCTTTCCAATGAACAATATTAACGCCCGTCACCTGGTTATTCGCCTGCACCTCAATAGACTGCACCCGCTCCCGTTTGTCAGCATTGGAATTTGCAACGCCGATTTCGGTCAGGAAATCATTGACAATCATATGTTTCAGAATTTCGATATCCTGCGCCACAAAATTTTCCTTAACGTGATTAAAGAAAATATCATTGCTGCGATTGGACATTAAAGCATTGTCCTTCAGTACTACCATTGGCTTACCCAGCATAATATCGTCATACGCTTTTTCAATGGTTTTAGCCTGCGCCTTGTTTTCAGCCTGGAAGACATAAGCAACTTTTGAATTCATCAGATTGACCGATATAGCTTCATCGCACGCAGCCAGCATATAACTGTACCGGTCAAGCATATAACCAATACCGGAATAGTCATACTGCAGTTTCATCAGAACACAGTCTTTTCCGATTGTCCTTCTGAATGATCCAAGTACGGGGTTTGCTATGATACATTCAGTCGGATGATTGTATACGTTAATACCGCCCCATCCCGTCTGTAAAGCAAGTACCCCCATATCGGTATCGGTGATGCATACCGCGCCATCTAGAAACAGATGTGTCTGTAAATAGTCTAAGTCCCAGGACTCAGGAACACCGCCCCATTCAAAGACAGCAAAAACTTTTCTGAGCATCCAGCGCCTGTAATAAAGGGCGCTCCTGTTGCGGATGCCGTCAACCTCGCGGGGGCGCTCTGCGAAAAACTGCCGCCGAAGGTCATCGAAAGCAATAGAATATTTATTACTCATAGAAAAAACCCCCGTCCATTAATGAATTGATTTCTGCCCTGACATCATCATAACAGGAAGCATTAACGCTTGCTTCCTTTGTCTGTACGAATCCTGACAGGGTGTTAATAGTTTTGACTGCCATTGTAGGAGTTCCGATAGCTGCCGCAACGCTGGAAGGATCGACAGTTGTATCATGATATACAACTACGCACGTTACCTGCCAGCCATCCGCGCCTGCACCGCCGCCAACTCCGCCTACACAAGTAGGAAGCTGCTGCACCGCATTGATCATGCCAATAATTCCAGCAACACCGACAGCCGCCGCTGCCGCTCCCGATGCCGCCGCGGCAACTCCGAGGGCAGAACCGCCCCCGCCAACAATTGCACCCATTCCCTGCATGGGATTTATATTGGAAGCGCCCACCATGAAATTACTAGCACAGTTCCCTGTATAAAGTCCAAGGCGCTGCCCGCCTGCAGATACAGTACAAGTTATACCGCCGTTTACAGTGATACGATAATTTACATTTAAAGAAGTGTAACCAATTAACTGACTTGCGGGGTATGAAACAACACCGATATAAGGCAGTCCAACATAAATTTTAGTATAATTATCATTGCGCCGCCAGTCGGAAGCCTGCCAGGGAATTGAAACAGAGACATTCGAATTTGCTACTGCGTTCTGTGCTATCTTCTGCCCATTATGCTGTGTGTCATATTCACCGAGATAAATAGTACCGCTTGAACCGCCAAACTGTGAAGCGGGAACAGGCAGAAGAACCGCCGACTTTATACAGTCAGGCGCTTTTCCTGTTGCTATAAACTGTCTGAAAAACTGAACCACGAATTCAATAACATCGTTTACTGCATCATCCCAGTTATTGAACGAATACCCGCCACTAGGAATTTCAAAATTTAAATCCTGATCCATCCAATCATTGATTGAATTTAAAAGTTGTGAAGCCTGTAACGGTGTTACACCCCAAACTGATACGGAATCATCACCAACAATTCCCAGCATAACAGTATAGCCTATACCATAATCTAACAAGGCTTCACTTACTGCATGTACTGCCGTTGTTTTCTGAGATAGACGGCTGTCAACAATTTCCGTATTGGCTGTCGTATCATACAGAACGAAAGCAGAAGTTGCGCCGATCTCTGCTTTATAGGTGGCCAGCACATCCAGCCGGCAGTGAACCTCAAAAAGATCATTCCGAACTGATACCACATCAGTAATGAAATAATACCAGTCATCCCACTGTAAATAGTTCCATGAAAAGCCATCCTCAACAAAAAAGGTAAAGACCGGATTTTTGTAGGATGTCGGCTGTTTCAGTTCGCAATTAAGTTCTACCCCCGAGCCGGAGGGCTGGAGGGTAGAATTCTTCTTTTTTGCGAAATGGTATAATGTGACTGTAAAAGCCATCTAACCACCGCCTTTTAATTAAGGGTAAAGATAACAAAGTTCTCACTCAAATCATTAAACCATAAATTTTTTTCATGATAATACTGATTATAGTACAAACCAGCCGAGTTCAGGGGCGAGGTAGAAACTTCTTCCCACATCTGATAGATGCCCAGGGCGTCACGGTCATGCATCACGCCGATGACATTGGAAACAGTAGTAGCTTCATCATCAGAAGCACGCTGCGCGATAACCTGAGAACGGTTATTCGGGGACTGCCAGTAGGAAACCGGTGTATAAACGCCGTCAACATCCACAAGGGTATCATGAAAAGCGGCATACTGTGTCACGGTCTCCGCTGCTCTTACGAAAGGTGAAAGCAGCTTGATCCGGATGTCCTGCTTCGGGGTGTGTCTTGTGGCGGATCCATCATTAAAAAGAACAGACATATCCTGGAAGTAATCAATGTGTTCATTGATTCTTCGGAAAGCAAAATTCAGGAAGTCTTTGTTCGTCAGGGCGTTGGCTGCCGTAACGTTGCCGCCGAGACCATTAAATTCGGTCACAAGTTTAATTTCTCTTGAACCGCCCGCAACCTCTGCGATATAGTTGCCATAGCAGGCGCGCCCCAGGTTCTCAAGTGCGAATTCAATCGCGTTGCGGACTTCGCCAAAGATAGCCGCGATGAAACCGCCCATAGCAGACTCAGAAAGAAATGCTTCTTTAAGATGTGCCCGCTGGATCGTAATCTTAAACTGATACGGTGTGCGGGTGACGAAAAGTTTCTGATTTACAACAGGTTTGGAAACCTTGTACATATCTACAGACTGTCCGTCTGTCAGGTCGTAGCTCTCATCCTCTTCTGCGGTCGGCATTGCGATCTTGATCTTCTGCAAAATCGCCCCATACTCAAAATCATTGAGTACAAGATCCCGCATTTTGTTCTTATACTCGCGATATGAAATAATGGTTCTGCCGATACGCTGTGCAAGGGTATTCAGGAAAGCATCGGTATTCGTTGCGGATGAAAGCACCGCATTACCCAGGGAAACAAAAGAAGCGGTATCAATTGCCGCGATTGCTCCCTGACCCAGCGCCTGCGTTGCTGCCGAATTGACAACAGTATAGATCTGTTCTGTGGTCATTGGGTTTACTCCTTTCTTAATTAAACATGTTGTGAAGTGTATCTTCTACCCCTTTAGTTTTCCCTGAAACATCCAGGGTTCTAGCAAGGGTAAAATTCAGTTTTTTGGTATTCTGCAGTTCTTCGCTGCTCTTTTGATAATCAGCTTTTAGTTTCTCGTTTTCTTCTTTGAAAGAATCCCGTTCAGCTTCAAGATCTGAAATCTGCCCTGCGGCGGATGTCAGTAATTCTTTTAACTGTTCATCTGTCATATCACTTATATTTGTTATATCAATCATAGAACAACCCTTTCCGAAAAATGGAGTGTATAGCTGATCACGCGCCCGCGCCTGTCACAGCTTGATCATGCGGGTTTTTGTATACACTCCATTATCTGCATTATATCATACTTTTAATAAATTGCAAATCACCGACTTTGCGGTGAAATCGCAGTATGTAAGTTTTCCCAGGGCATAAACATCTCTTAACCGGATGCCATAGTTGCGCATGAACAGGGAAAAATTATCATGCGTATCAAGTTCCTGCACCATCGCGGGGACTCTTGAAATGTAATATGTCCCGTCCGATTTATGCCGGTAGAGGTACAGTCCGTCTATGCATACTATCGGCTTGAATTCGGTTATAGGTCTTTTTCCGATGCCGTAAAAGCTGTCATTGGCGAATTCATTCCCCAGCGCTTCCCGTTCATACCGGCTTCCCGCCGTCAGTTTATACAGGGCTGTGTCGCGCTTTGCTTCTGATACTTCTGACTGCGGCAGTTCAATGCAGTATTCCTTTGATTTTTCCAGCCGCCGCCCCGCCTGGATCATCGACTCAATACGGCTTATAAAACCATATCCCGCAAGTATAGGGTTATCCAGTTTTTGAGCATTGGATAACAGAATACATTTTAAAGGTTCTTCGCCTAATAATTCCCTGTTGCGGTTTATGGTTTCATATAGATTCGCAAACGCGGCGAACTGGTCAAAGCGGATGCGGTCGCGCTCTATGAATTCATCAAACAGTACATATTCTACGTCAGACAGATCCACACCTCTCAGATTTTTGAAAGTGCTGAGCGCAGCCGCATAGCCATATACCGAATCATCTTCTTCAATGATATAATGTTTCCCTTCAGGAAGTATTTTTATATCACGTTCATGATCCAGGTTCCAGCGTTTGAACGGGTTTCCGAAATCTGAAGCAGATTCTCGGATCTGCACCTCTGTATTCCTGAGATATATAAACTTCTTTCCTTCATTAATCAGGAATGTGATTGCGCCGTAAGTCTTGCCGATACCCCGCCCGCCGATAATTACAGTTATAGGGCGGATATTCTCCGCCCTTATGTTATACCATTTCATATTAATATCCCTCTATAAAATACTCAAGAACTTCTCTGTATGGAATACAAAAAATCTGTTTACCGTGTTTCATTACAATACGCAGCGTGTCAGAATCCTTATCATAATAATAGCTGTTACACTCTTTAAGAACGTGTATATTGTCTTTAGTAGTAATAGTAATAGTAAACATATCACATATCCACCCAGTTCGCTGAATAGTGCGGCTTGCCGTCTCTCCCTTCATAGGAATAGAATTCGATGCCGACCTTTCCCGCCTTGATGTCTTCCACGTCCTCACCGGATGCCAGGATCTGATCCACATCATCTACCATGTGTTTAGGCAAATTTACAAAACATGAATCAATTATCACAACGGCGGAATCTCCATACTTGCCGCCCCTGGAAATCCGTACGCCGCGTACGGGGTATACAAGATCATCACCGTCTTCCGCCATAATGTCCGCAATCTTCTTGTATTCGAAACCCTCTGTGTTTACATCCCATCTGTTAACCTTGTTGTGTCTGCTTGCGAAACTCATTGTATAACCTCTCTTTCAACTGTTTTTTTAAAATGTGCAAACCTTACAAATTCTTCATCGGTGCATTTGTAGAAATCCTGTCTGCGTTCTGTAACGACAGCACCAGCCGCAAACGCTTTTTTCAGTTTGGAAAGAGCTGCGTAGTCCTTCCCATATACCTCTTCTTCCCTGCCGGTAGGAAACCGGATTTTTGTTACTTCCACCGTTCTCTGCATTGGAATCACCTCGTAAATAATTACTTGTTAATAGTTCTATCTTAATATTAATATAATAACGATTCATTTGCAAGCGCTTTTTCAAGCAGATCAAGATATTCTGCTGTCTGCCCTATGGTGTAGTCTCCATCCACCAGGGCGGTATTTGCGCCCGTTGTGAAAGTGCAGCCATCGACAGTTATAACATGTTTCGGATCATCATTATAATATGCCACCAGGTGCCCGGAATCTTTTATCACCGTGCCATTCTTAAACGCCTGGAAGCCGTTGCGGGTGAAAAACTCTTTCCCTGCTTTTTTACTTACGCCCGCGATAGTTGAATATATGGAATCATCGCCCTTATACTGATAGCAGTATTTCTTTGCGCCCAGGGTGCAGAATTTACTGTATTCAGCATCATGATCCCACAGACCCATATACACCTTTATGCCGTTCCTGTCCTCTGCGAACGCGCCGACAGCATCAGCCAGTTTCTGCAGTTCCATGTTTTTTTCTTCAAATTCTGCGGCATGATCACCCGCATATTTTATACTGTCAGTATCGCAGTAAATGACATCCGCGCCAACCTTCCAAAGCATCTCCCTGAGCTGCAGCCGCGCCCAGCAAGTCACCCAAACGCCCCATTGATACGGCAAGAAACTGTTTCGACTCTTATAGAATTTATCCAACCTCTCTTCGAGCGATACTTCATCAGAAATATATTCGCCGTTTTCATATCTCCATACGGGCTTTGCGACATCCGTGACCGCCATTCCGTAGGATGCATTTAAGCGACCCTTAGCCTTTCCGTATTCGTATCCATGTAAAGGATCATGTTTCAATGCGGTTTTTATTCTGAAATATGTCATCAGGGTATCTTTAAATTCTTTAGGCAGCGGCGCATAATAGGAAGCGTAGACAGATTCTATATAGACATGTTCAAAAATATAATCATGCTCTATAATTTTATAGTCTATATCAGTTATATAAGTATCTATATAGTCAGCCGCCAGCACCCGCCCGTTGTCATTAATCACATTCTGCTTGTGTTTGCATTTGGCTATTGATATATAAGGATTCCCACATGTTCCTGTGTAGCGGATCCCCTGGAAGACGGCATGGATTAAAAGGGCATATTTCCCGCCGTCAAGATATTCTTTCAGGCGGTCAGGATTCACACGAAAAAACTTACCCATAGGGTAATTTCTTACCATCATCTGAAAAGGGTAGCTGGAAGAAATATCATACGAATTGATATTTTCCGCGACCTCTCCGACCCAGTACACATTTGCATGGGTATCGCCGCCCCTGAAAGCATCTTTACAGAAAGTATATAAATCTGCCGTGAGCCTTGTATTTTCGAAATGCTGCCGCAGGTTCTTTTTCTTCATCGCCTGCCTGAAATCACGCCTGACAAATCCGGTGGATGTCATCGGCATTTTTGCCAGTTTATCATGTTTCCGGTATTCGGTGATGCACTCGCACAGACCCCTCACATCATTATAGCAGTATGCCATTTCTTCTTCAGTCAGGGGCGTTGCGGGTGTCCTGAGTTTCCTGTAATCGTATGTATCGACCAGTTTATAATGTGTAACACCTTTGGTATTCTCGCAGAATTTCGAAAGCGACATATTAGATAATGCGTAGGAATCCCTAAATTCGAAACCGTTTATAACCACCTTTAAAGGTTTTCTCTCTGCTTTGTAGAATCCGCCTTCTATGTTAAGAAACCGCCGCATAAACTGGAATTCAAATGCTGCATTGTGAATAAATACCACCAGCCGCCGATTCGCTGCCAGGTAAAGCGCATCATGCAGCCTGCGCAGAAACTCTGTAAACTCTTCCCAGCGCCTTCCGAATACCACAGATTTTTCTATACAGAACTGCCAATGATACATAAAAGCATAGGGGCGTTCGACATCCTCTGTTATATTAGTCGTTTCAATGTCAAACGCCGCCGACAGTTCCAGGTAAATTACAGGATTCTTTCCCGTCTTCAGCGATACATTCGCATGTGAAAAACGTTCATAGGGAAAGTCATGTATTCCATATACTTTTTCTGTCTTTGTTCCTTCTGTAGTGTCAACCCTTATCGAAATCATAAGTCCACCCGTCCACGAAGTCCTGAAAATTGAAATCTTCATCAGCTAATGACTGCTCATAAGCATCAAGCAGTTCCTGCACATCACCGCCCTGATCAATCCGTTCGGCTGCGTCTTTCATTGTCTGAGACCCCATTGTATTTTTAATTTCTTCCCAGGCATCAGATGAAAGAAATTTTTCAAAAGACTTTCGTTCTGCGCCCGTCTTCAGTCCTTCAGGAATTGCCCACGGTCTTTTTTTAGTCGGTGATGATAACTTTTCAAGTACGCCGCTCATCCTCTTGCGCTCTTTTGTCGTTGTTCCGGTTTTGGCTCTCAGGAATTTGCGCGCTTCTGATGCGTTCTGATATGCTTCAAAAGCATCCAGTTTCTTACTGCGCGAAAAGGTAGAACGCCCCAGCATCGACTGCGTATAATGCTGCGCCCTGGATAAAGCAACAGAACCCATATCCGCCTTTTCAAATGACCGAATCCGTTCGTTACCTTTTTTGCCGTAATATGACGATACTTCATTAAGCGCTTTCAGGGCGGCTTTATCACCGCCCCGCGCAGCCTGAAACAAATCATATATCTGCGTCTGTGTTAATGCTTTACGCGCCATAATATCACCTCTTTACAGGTGTAATATACTTTTTCCAGGTGTTCTCATCGCCATAAAAAAGATCATGATCATAAGGATTTGATGTATACTGCCACATGGCTGCAAACTTCCACGGTGCAAGTTTTGCCGGCTTTGTCTTCCTGTAGCTTGCTACCCAAAGACCATAATCACCTTCAGCAACACAGCCAAGATTTCCGAGATAGCTGGATGATGTATAGAGCAGGGGTTTAACTCCTGTTTCCTTATACACATAGTCCAGCCAGGCACGCGCCCAGCGGGGCGAACACTTCCAGGCTTTCCCTTCCCAGTCAAGGCACAGCATCGCTTTCCCTGCGTGATGCCCGATGCGGGAAAGATAGTTGCGTGCTTCTTCCACAGGTGAATTGAGCTCAGGATGCGCATAATGGTAGAAACCATACAGGCGGTCTTCTTCCGGTGTTCCGATGCGGTCATGGACAGAAGTATAGAAATTATAGAGAATGTCACAGTACCGATCGAAAGAAGTTTTTCCTTCTGTCGCCTTTATAATAACAAATCTTGTTGTTTCATCCATCAGAATATTTTTATAACGCCCAGCATCCCAATGGGAAAGATCACACCCCTGCATCATTTTTACATTTGCCATAATTATCGCTCCTTCTCCAACTCATCACAGAGTTTTGTTAATGCAATCGTGTTATTTTGCAGCGCTTCTGACAATTTGTTAACCTCTGCCTTATGATTCTCGCTCTCTTTCATTAAGTACCAAAACACAGCGATACATGCAGCGATGGGAAAGCCAAGACTTCCTACCACCTGAACGATTCCGCTTACATCCATTTAAGATTCTCCTTCCTTGCTTTCGCAAAACACAGAGTATGGAAGACGAAAATATCCTTCCTTTTTGTCTTCACATATTCGACACCTGGATCGGGGTATGTACACTCGCGATGGCAATATAAGCAGACTCCGTGTATAGGTTTAATCTTTCGCGGCATAACATCACCCCCTTGAAGAACAGTATAACATAAGCAGACAGCCGCCGCCAGTCAGCAGCCATATCTCCAACAGTCTCAGAGTTACAATTAAGATTCTTTTCATGTTCCGAATCTCCTTTCATTATTTGGTTCTATCATAATATTTTTCGCAGTTTTAGTCAATATTTACTTGTAAATATTTGCAAATATGCTATAATAAGAGTGTAGGAAATGACCGCCACGAAAGGAGTTTATAATGGAAATCTACGATACTAAAAAAGAAGCGATCGAAGCAATGCAGGGGCGTGACATCCGCCTGGTGAAAGTAGAAGGCGGCTGGGCGCTGATGGAATGGAGCGAGTATGCTGCCTGGCTGAAACAGAGGGGGTATAGATAATGAAAATAAGAGTGCTGGAAAAAGTGAAGGCTTTTCCGCTTGACGGCTATAGATTTCTTGCCAGTTACACCAGGGTACTTTTTATATCCACTGAAGAGCACAATGGAACAGAATATTTTTGCCTGCATCTAGAAGGGGGATTGACGGCAACTTATAACGCAGTTGACTATATCATGGAATTCCTGTAAAATATCATTGTCATGTTCCTAGCACCTCCAGTGCTAGTCT